TCTGTACATCTGCTAGAAGTGTTTGTGATAGAGAACTTAAGGCAGAAGCCAACTCTGCTTCTGTAACGAGTGGTAGGATAGAGGAGTTTACACTGGCCTGCAAAGCCGCTAATAGGCTGTCAACCTCACCCTTGTCATAGACCGAGCCGATATCTGCCTTAGTCTTAAGGAACTTATTAATATCCGACTTGGTATAGAAATCACGAAGATTTATCCCATCAGCCCCAGCTTTAGGCTTGGCGTAGACATTAGGTTGTGTAGAAAATGTCTGAGAAGCATTACTCTGAGTAGCATCAGGAGATGTGGGTAGGACGCGTTGAACTCCGCCCGTGCCACAATTACTACCTCCTCCGCCAAAAACATTTGCCATTATATCTTATTCCTCCGTGGGTTGGGTAAGAGCGTCGATTTGGTCCTGTGTAAGGATTGCCGGAGCAGAGCGAGTTTGTGCTCTCTCATCAAGACTGGGGGTATTGGGTTTTAATCTGTAGGGAACAGGGACCTCGACGTAATGTCCCAATGACCCGATCTGAACAACATCGTAGCCTAAGGCCGGTTCTTTCTGTCTCTGATACTCGAGACATTTATTCCTATTACTATTTACGCAATATATTTTTTGCCAATAGGGCCCAGGGGCAAACTTGGCATACTCACTATATACTGCCTCAGTAGCCGGCATGTCTTGAATAGCAATCCAAACACAGATTGCGTCTTCACATTCTCCCTCGACCAGGATAGTATCTCCACGTTTATAGAAGAATTCCCTTCTCACTCGTGCGTCTTTCCACACATCTGAGCTGGAGTCTCTCATGCATTTCTCAAAGTCTCCAAGAGTACCACCTTGAGACTGACAGTCTTGCAGAGACAACTCGTATGTCCCTTCCGACCAGGTGCTATCTATCTCCTCCCACTCATCATAGAAATACTCAAGGGCATACGGAGCGTATCTCTCACGTAACTCCTCGACTGTTGGCAGTCCTACGGGGATAGTTGTTTTTACTCCGCAAATCTTATCCCATTTTGAATAATCAAATGGACCTGAGATGGAGACAACATCTTGATTTGCCTCGTATAACCCTACCTCGTACCCATCGTCTTCTATGAGAAGGACTCTTGCGCCCTCAGCGTAAGCCGTGATACGACGATATGTCCCCACCGACCACTTATCATCGGTGAGTTCAAAAAATAGATCTGGAGTGAGGGCAGATATTTCCCAAGGAAACTCAATCTCCCCCCACGTCTTATATAACCCCTTCTGCGTTGAGTAGATAGAGTACGTGTCAAATAACTCTTGAATACTAATCCCACAAGTATTCAGGTCTTCTCTGGCACAAGACCTATCTACTACGTTTGTTTCAACGTTCCCACCATCTATCCCCTCAATGGCATCAATCTGCTCTTGAGAGGGTTGCTCAAAGCACCCACGAAAGTAGAGGTTGGAGAGAGACATACTTCAACCTCTCAAATAGCGATCAGTTATAGGTGAATGTATCCATTACGAACGTAAGTTCGATGGTTGCAGGGTTGGATGAGGTACGATCCGCGGCGCCGAAGTTGAGACTTGTCATCTGAGCATCGGGGATGGTGATGGTGCGTTGGCCGAGGGGCTGAGGGTCTTCACCGCAAGAGACAGGAGTGATGGTTAGAGTTACAAACTCACAACCATAGGCCTTCCAGAAGTCGACGATGTCAGCGTGCTTCTCGGGATCGAAAGGTACAGAAAGAGTAACTTCGGAGAGGGTGCGAGGTCCGCGAAGGTTGAAAATACGGCCTCTTACACCGTCAGCATATTGAGAGGTTCCAGCAGTGTCTCTGATGCCACTAAAATTTGTGAAATAGTGGGCGAAAGGAGAAGCCTGAATCCAAAATTGTGATTGAGCTACGGGCTTATAATTTAACATGATGGGATAACTAAACGTTATATCTAATGTATATTTAAACTAAGCCATACTACATAAAGTATGGAGCAAAGTACTTCATATATCCAGCCTTTTGGCAATCCACCACAACACACTCCTTGTATACTACCTTGCGGTCAAGACGATAAATCTTCTTGTAAAGGTCGATGAGGCGCTGAACATCGCAACCATTAATCCGATCTACCCTCACCTGAGCCTCAATAGAAGCCAACTCCATCTCAAACGAGGAGCTCATCATGGAGTCTTCTGGGAGGATGTAGGGAACTTTCTTAATCTCCTCGATGAGTCTACGAGCCCCATGAGCGATCTCACCCGGTGAAGTGTATTCATCGATATGAAGTCTGGAGTTAGAGGCATCGGCCTCAGAATCACCAGTGGAGATAATACGTTGGAACCCAACATCATCGAGTCCACCATCGAACTTGGAGGCAATAATCTTAGCAACCTTGTCCTTCTTGGTTTTGTCATCAAGGTCGTTATCTTCATCAAACTCTGAGAAGTCAAACAACTCGAGATGGGCACCAGGATCCGCCCCGAATGCTCCCATAGAGCCATTTTCGACATCATCTGGGTTTTTATCTTCGGACATTGGCGCCTGTTGACCGCCAGGGGGCATACCACCAGGAGGCATACCACCAGGTGCTCCACCCATCATCTGACTCATGTCCACCTTACCTAGAGATGGGATCTCGAGTTTATCTCTTACCCAATCAAGGTCTTTGACCTCATACCCAATGGCCTGGAGCTGGGTGAGCATTTGCACGATCTTAACTGGATCTTCACGTTGCTCTAGATCATCAAAACTTCTACGAAGTCTAGGAACCGGTGCCCCTAGATAGTTAAGTTCAACAATCCAGCGAATAAGAGTTGCATTAAGCGTCTCGTCAAGTTCTTCCGAAAACGCTTTAGCCTTACGCATCCGAACCGAGTCAGAGATCTGATCACGAGCATAAGATCCGACATTACCTGTCTCCTGGCCTACTGTATTCTCACCGTTGATTACAAAACTAATCTGCTGATCGACGTAGTCAATAAGTTTTTCATACACTTCAGAACGACCTTGACTCTCCAACCATTTGATATCCATCTCATCTGGAATAACAATTGCTGTTTCTTGGCCAAGGCGTTGGAGCGCGGTAAAGAGTGAATTTACCTCGTCTTCTGGGGTGCCAAGGGAGAATTTACCAACGGCAGTGGGGGTTGTGTGCTTATCAGCATACTGTAACCAGAAGGACATTAGCGTCCGTCTGAACTCCACAAGACTATAGAGTTGACGGCCAAGACCCGTGCCATACGGATCCATAAAATTACTATAGGTCCAGTGTCTATGAATCACCATAGAGCGGAGGGGTAACGCAATTCCCTCTACCGAACTCTCCACAGTGAGAAGGCGTGGGGAGATTGTGCCATCCTCATTAAGGACAAATAAGAACCTACGTGGGTCGCGAATCTTTACTTCCGATGGGACGATGTAGTTTCCTTGTCTCATCCAGCAGATCTCACCAATGCTGATACCCAAGATCAGAGACTCACATAACCCTCTGATAAACGTATCGAAAGCGGAGTTAGAACTGACAAGCATCTCCTTGCCATACGCTTGACGGGTATTAGTACCCATACGATAGATTACCTGTCGGACAAATTCCGCCACTTCCTCATCACGGTCTGAGGGACTTGCGGGATCAACCTCCCACTTCCGTTGAATAATCTCCCCGGTTAGTTTTTCCCACGCAGAGATAATTTGGCTGTCGTTAAACAGCCGCATGTATTTCTCGATTGCTCGAGGCCCGCCACCACCTTCCTCAATTAGAACATCATCACGGCGAGGAAGGATTGTGCCACCTGTGATGTATCCATTACCAGCAAAGGCATAAGGATCGGCCTTATACCCCGCAAGACCGCCCTGACCTACTCCTAGACCGAAGTATCTGTCATAATATCCAGTCTTTGGTTTTGTTATTGAAGGGCGGTCGTCGGCCATTCTTTTACCTACTCTAAGGGTTTATCATCTTTTCTATCTTTAAACTTAGACTGATCGATATAGACTACATCTAAATCAAGGATGATGTCACGGAGTTCTTCGGCGGAGATCTCACCATTCTCGTAACGTTGGATGGCCTCTTCTGCTCCATCGACGATTACGTTTTGCCCTAATGTCAGGATGTTTATGCCTTTTTCCATTTTTCTTGGTCCTCGCGAATAGAGTTCATAATATCATAAAGTTGTTGTTGCCACTTCTCTTCAAATGAGGCGATATGGAGATGCCATTTCTTCGGCCATTCAGTAGTTGAGTAGCGATGCTCCAACTCCTCTGGTAGGTGGGTAGTGAAGACTTTCCGTAAAGCCCCCACCCCTGCTGCTACAAAGTTCTTGCGATTTTTCGTATAGTATTTTTCCAAGACCTCCAGAGGAACGTGGGAAAAAGTTTTTTCAAACTCAGAGAAGAGCGGCGAGTTTTTAATATCGTAACTATTCTCCTGCGTTGTTTTTTCCGAAACATATTGATACGCATCATCTAAAATATGTCCGATTAATGTAACATTGAATGGGCACTGCTC